ATAGGCAATAGCATTTGTCTATGGGAAACGCTTTTTGCATAGATTTTTAACGATTACGCACACGCGCAGGGGTAATAATGAAGACTTTGGCTGAAAAGACGACAAAAAACGGTGCAATCATGGGCAGGCCGGTGAAATGGCCGCCGGAGCATCCAGTTTGGCTGGAGATCGTGGGCCAGGTGTCCAGCGGCAAGGCGCTATCCACGGTGCTGCGCCAGGACGATATGCCAACGTGGGTCAGCTTTCATGCAATGGTGGCGCAAGATGCCAAAATAGCCGCGGCCTACGAGAAGGCGGTGCAGGACCGCGCAGACAGGCTAGCTGACGAGATACTGCAACTATCGGACGAACCCATGCCAGACGGCTTAGAGGGCGCTATGGCTAGTGCTTGGGTGCAGCAGAAGCGTATGCAAGTGGATGCGCGTAAGTGGATCGCGTCCAAGCTCAAGCCGCGCACCTACGGTGACCGCATCGATATGACGGTGAGGGACGAGCGGATCAGCGTGATCGACGCGCTCGAGGCAGCCAAGGCACGGGTGCTGACGCTGGACAACGTGACCGATGTGGTTGCGCGTCCTGTTGATAACTCTGTCTGATTCGGCTCTACTTTATACGACGGGCATTATGTTAAGTTGTTCTGCCTGTGCAGTACCTGTGGATAACCCTACCAGCCGGCCCTGTCCGCTGGCCCTGCCGCGCCCGACCCCCCCCCCGGGTAGGGCCAGCGGCAAATGGCCACGGAAACGGTGCGTCCACGCACAATTTTTTATTTTATAAAACTGTGGTAAAAACACACCTATGCCCGTCTACACAAACGCACTAGCCCCGCAACCGAGCAACAGCTTGGCTTATCCTGGTGGCATTGGTAAGCGTGGCGGCTCATTAGATTCGTTTGTGCCGTTGGACTACAGCAGATTGGCGGCGGGTCAGTTTAGGCGGGACACGCCCCAGATGCGCGAGTATGCGGCTAATGTGCCAATTGATGTATTGCGTGGCAGATTTGCGGGAATGTTGGGTTTTCCGAGTGATGTTTTGAATATGTTTAGAACACCATTGCCGATGGAGATGTTTGGTCAGACGGATTACGAGCAGCCAACGCAAGTGCCGTATGGGACTGAGCAGTTGTTAAAGACTTTGCCGTTAGCGCCAGCAGCCGACAACCCGTTGGGCCAAGCTGCTAATCGGGTTGGTTCATTTGTACCGATAACACCAATGGAAGCGTTGCAAGCGGCTAGGGTTGCTAGGCAGGCGGCGATGGCAACAGGGCGGTTTGTGGCGCCTAAAGCTGGGCAGTTGGCCGAGCAGTACATGGTCAACATGGGCGGAATGATTCCACTTGACGTTTATCACGGGACACCGCATACCTTGCCACCGACACCGCGCAATCCTTTAGGTGAGTTTGACGCTTCTAAGATTGGCACTGGTGATGGTGCGCAGTCTTATGGACTTGGGATATACACGGCAGAGAATCCTGCGGTGGCAGCGGGATATAGGGAAAAACTTTTACAAAATCGTTTGTTTGATTCTAGAGGAATGCCATTTGATGTGCAGGCAAATTTGTCAAATCCAAATGTAAGGGCAGTTCTTTACAAAACAAATGGTGATATTGACGCGGCAATTGCAAGAGCAAAACAATCTATTGAGTCAATTCCTGGAACACAAGGCGCTGAATACGCGGCAAAAGATATTGAAACACTTAATGCTATAAAGGTTTCTGGAGGACTTCAAAAACAATCTGGCAACCTATACAAAGCAGACCTGCCAGACGAGAAGATAGCGCAAATGATTGATTACGATAAGCCAATGGCAGAGCAACGTAATTTAATTGAAAAAATGCGTAATGCACTTGTTGGCCCAGATTCACCATTGTCACGTTCTGAGCAATTTCAAATTAACGATTATTTAAGCGATAGCGTTCGCATGAGGAACTTGTATCCTCAATCAATTGTTGATTTAAATGATGCAAGAATAGTTGAAAGATTACGTCAAGTTGGAATACCTGGTGTGAAGTACCTAGATGAAGGTTCAAGGGCTGCTGGAACCACTAAGCAAACCCGCAACTTTGTCGTCTTCCCTGGTGAAGAAAAGGCAATGACAATCCTAGAGCGTAATAGCAAGACTCGCTAATGCAACTGCCCATCTACCGAGGTGAAGAGGAACAGACGCTGATGACCGAATTATGGTCACCGGCTGTTGCGGATGACTTGGAAGCGTTCGTGATGTACGCTTTCCCCTGGGGCGTGAAGAACACGCCGTTGGCGAGGTTCACAGGCCCGAGGAAGTGGCAGCGAGAGGTGCTTAGAGATGTGACCGAGCACATTAAGGCGCAGCAGGGCAAGGTTAACTTTGACACTATTAGGGCAGCAGTATCCAGCGGGCGAGGCATTGGCAAGTCAGCGCTTGTCAGTTGGTTGGTTCTTTGGATGCTGACCACCCGCATTGGAGGCTCGGTAGTGGTTAGCGCGAACAGCGAGAATCAGTTGAGGTCGGTGACCTGGGCAGAACTTACCAAGTGGTCAGCGATGCTGATTAACTCGCACTGGTGGGAGATAAGCGCAACCAAGCTGGTGCCTGCCAAGTGGTTGACTGACATTGTTGAGAAGGACTTGAAGAAGGGCACCAGGTACTGGGCCTGCGAGGGCAAGCTGTGGTCGGAGGAAAATCCTGACAGTTACGCTGGTGTGCATAACCAGGACGGCATGATGCTGATCTTTGATGAGAGTAGCGGTATACCAGATGCGATCTGGGATGTGGGCACTGGGTTCTTTACCGAGAACACACCTGACAGGTACTGGTTTGCGTTCTCCAACCCGCGCAGAAACAGCGGGTATTTCTTTGAGTGCTTTAACGCCAAGAGGGCGTTTTGGAAGTCGCGGGTGGTGGACGCTAGGACGGTAGAGGATACTGACAAGGCGGTGTACGAGCAGATTATTGCTGAGTATGGGGAGAACTCTAGCCAGGCCAAGATTGAGGTTTACGGCGAGTTTCCCTCGGCTGGGGAAGACCAGTTCATTGGGCCGACGTTGGTCGATGATGCAATGAAGAGGCCCAAGTACAAGGATATGACAGCTCCCATTATTGTGGGGGTTGACCCTGCTAGGGGCGGCGCTGACGCAACTGTGATTGTGGTGCGCCAGGGGCGCGACCTGGTGGCCATTAAGCGTTACCAGGGCGAAGATACTATGACCATAGTGGGCAGGGTGATTGAGGCCATTGAGGAATACAAGCCTACCTTGACGGTGATTGACGAGGGAGGTTTGGGGTACGGGATACTTGACCGGCTGACCGAGCAGCGGTATAAGGTGCGAGGGATTAACTTTGGCAATAAGGCCAAGCACCCGATTGCATTTGGCAATAAACGCGCTGAAATGTGGAACGATATGAGGAACTGGCTGAAATCTGCTAGTATTCCTACCGACAGGCAGTTACGGGCAGATTTAACTGAGCCGGCCAAGAGGCCGGATTCTTCGGGTACTATTTTCCTAGAGGGGAAAAAAGAGATGAGAGCAAGAGGGTTAGCATCACCAGACGCCGCTGACGCGCTGTGCGTGACGTTTGCTTTTCCTGTGGCTCACCGCGAGTACACTGAGCCGTCCCGCAGGATTAATTCGCAGGGCAACAGTTCAAACACTTCATGGATGGGCAGCTAAATGAAGAAAGTATCTTTATCAGTAGGCCGCGGCGAGAAGCTGCCCACATCCCAAGGCGCTGGCCTGACGGCCAAGGGCAGGGAAAAGTACAATGCCGCAACCGGCTCCAATCTCAAACCGCCAGCCCCAAATCCCAAGACCAAAGCAGATCAGGGCCGCAAGGATTCATTTTGTGCAAGAATGGGCGCTGTAGCGGCCAACGCCAAAGATGGCGAACGCGCTAAAGCTGCTCTTAAACGATGGAAGTGCTAAATCATGGCTACTAAACCTGGCTTGTATGCCAACATTCACGCTAAACAGGCACGCATCGCAGCGGGCAGCAAAGAGAAAATGAACAAAGTTGGCAGCAAGGCAGCGCCGACGGCCAAAGATTTTAAAGACTCGGCTAAGACTGCGAAGAAAAAATAATGCCACTTGTCAAATCATCTTCCCCCAAAGCCTTTCGTGAAAATGTAAAGGCTGAAGTTAAAGCGGGCAAGCCGGTCAAGCAGGCTGTGGCAATTGCTTACGCCGTTAAGCGCAGCGCCCCAGCCCCAAAGGGTAAGAAATAATATGGCTGATTACACCGGCATGGTGGCGGTAG